TAGAGTTGATAGCTAAGTTCTGTTGTACACCTACTGCCATATCTGGGTGAGGAGTACTTGCGTCAGTACCTTGTGGTATACCTATAGCATCCCTTAACAGGTTTAGGTAGTGGTTGTAGGCACCAATTAGTCTATCCAACCCATCAATAACACCATTCTTTGATTCCCTTATAGGCTCCCTACCATAGTTGTAGTCCCCCTCTTGTGTAAGTGAAGTACCTAATACATTACCAGTCTCATCATAAATTTTTATTGCTTCAAGTGGTGTTAAAGAGTTACCGTCACCCATATTAATCTCATTAAGACCAGCTACATCTATATAGATACCGTTAGGTCTAGCCTTAGCAATAATCTGTTGTAGCTTAATATGTATCTGTTGCATCTCATCAACATAAGGTATAATCCTTTCAACCAAACTCTTAGTTCTATTCTGATATATCTCTGGAGCATAGAATATATAGTTAGGTGCCGTAATATTTAAAAACCCTGAAGGTCTTATCATATTCTCACATAACTTATAATTAAATACCTTGTCAGTACCTAATATTAATGCTCCCTCATACCATACGTCTATAGTCTTCTTAGTTGCGTCATACCCACCAACCTGTCTAGGGTTCTTCTTAAAGGTACTCTGCTTCTTAGTCATCTTAAACCCACCACCCTTGTTATACTTCTTCTTGTATGATAGGGTGTTAGTAGACTTGAAGGTGAAGAATAAGACATCAACCATTAGCCCTTGTAGGTCATCTTCCCTGTATCCATCACTTGAACTAAATCCGTGGTATCTAGTCCACTCAGTTGTAGCAGTACCTATCTCCTTCAGTTCCTCATCATTAAACTTATCTCCAGATATCCTTTTCAGTTCATTAATGGTTATACGTTTAACCTCTCCGTAATAGTTTACGTCCTTGAAGTCCCTATGTGTAGGGTAAGAATGTACTGTACTAGCTGGGTCTACATACTCTACCTGTATCCCCTTGTTTGGGTCTGTCTTATGCTTTATACAGGCTAAACCAATAGTTGTTATGTCCTCTATAACCCTGCTCTGTGTCTCGTCATAATCATTTAAGTCTAAGGTATACTTAATAGCTTCCTCAGAGGCAATCTCTATAGCTGGTTTATACTTTAGTTTCATATGTAAGTCTATCTCCTCCTGAGTCTCTGGGTAGTCCTCTGAACCTTGTGGGGATATATCTACACCTAAGTGTTCCTTTGCCTTCTCTATAGCTGGTTTAGCCATCAAGAAGTCCTCTAAATTTCTCCTGTAGCCCTCCTTTAAGTCTGTTGAGTAGTTGTCTACAGCCTCAGCCTTAACATCAAACAGCCTCTCAGTCATTTGATTTACAATAAGCTTTACAAACTTAGGTATAACCTGTAGTGGTCTAAAGTCATAGTTTGAGTATGAGCTGTCTCCGTCTACATTCATTAGTGTTTTGTAGATACTTGTGTCTTGCTCTCCCCTAGCATATAACCTTAGATTATGGTACTTATCCCTCTTAGTGTAGTAGCTACAACTACCTGACTGAGCACGGTTGAACCATTCAAACTCTATCTGCTTACCAAACTGTAGTCCATAATCCTCTTTGTTTTTTTCCTCATCAGAAGCCATAGGATTAGGAAAACCTGCTTTAGAAAATGTTTTATTCTTATTAAATGCCATAATGTCTCTTTATTTTACAAAAATAATCAAAATAACCTTTACGTTAATTTTGAGCCTATATTACCCTTAGTACTATACCTTGTTAGTATTGTAGAAAGGTCTATCTTTTTCTTTTCTACCTTCTTACCCCTATACTTGTCCTTCTGACAAGCCATAATAGCTAAACCACTTGATATAGTAGCATCATACTCAGTCCTTTTATCTGGGTCAAACCTTAGCCAGTCCTGTAAGGTCTCTGTAAATGGCATACTACCCATCTCCCCTAAAGGTCTTACCAGCTTCTCTTCATCGGTATAATTACCTACGTAGTTCTCTACCCAAGTACCTATAGAGCTCATATGTGAGTCAAGGATGTCCTTACCTGACATCATCTGTCCACCATACTTCTTCTCATTATCGTTAAGCTTTACCCTGTCCAATCTATTCATTGCAAATCCTCTGTAACCCCTATTATTCATATGTCTTAAAAGGTCTAACCTGTTAGACTCAACCAATATAGGTGCCCCATAGAACTTCACACACTTTATAATATCCTCAAAGAATACTGTATCATCTGTTGGTCTGGCAAGGTACTCTAGTACAAACTTGTTGGATGGAGCTCCTCCCTCAGGTAAGAATATAGTCTTTCCGTGTAGACCCCCTTTAGAACCCTTTCCGTGTGTAGACTTATATGAGTAAGGGTCACAGCCAAATCTTACGCACTCTGTATTTAAGGGGAAGTACTTACCATTAACCTCCTTAACCCTGTTCTGTAAAGCCTCTGTACCATCTGCCACTGAAGGCATCCAAGCAATCTTAAACCTACCGTCACTTCTAGGTCTAAACTCTACCTTACCGTCCTTTATGTCCTCCCACTCAAAATTACCTACAGTGTATAACTCCTCCTGTGATAATGTCTTGTTAAAGTCTAGTTGCTCATATATCTTCTCCATATTGAACACACACTCTTTAGAGTCATCCCTCATAAGGTGGTCTAAACTTCTAGGGTATGTCCTTATCTGCTCGTTGTATGCTGTATCACTCTGTTTCTTTTTCTGTGCCTCTATGGCTAGTAAGTAGTTTAAGGCACCTTCTGTTATAGGGTCTCCAAATACATTTACTACAGGCTTCTCTGGCTTGTTAATCCAACATTTTCCATACCTGTCTGTAAACTCCTCCATATTCTCGTGGGCAGGTAAGAAGTGAAAGTATAGACCTGTTATTGTCTTCTTTGTGCTCTCATCCCTTGTGGATAATAGAGAGCCTAATATAAGCTCCAGACCTTGTTCTCCACCCTTCTTAAATAAACCCATAGTAGAACCAGCTAACATCTTACCAACAACACGACCATTAGGCATCATTGTTGGAGCAACCATACTTAAGTGTACGATAACATCGTTTGGTGACTCTATCTTGAATATCTCGTCTAATATATAAGTATCTAACTTGATACTATCATAACTACCGTTCTTTGTGTTCCTCCAATCCATACTGGTATTGAGGTACTCATCCATATTTATGTTCTTAGTCTGCTTGGTCTGCTTACTGTTATCAGATGGCTGTCCAAAGTAAAGCTCCTTAGGTGAATCTAACTTCCCCTTCACCACTGGTCTAAACCAGAATGGTAGGTTTAAGAACATATAAGACTCCTTAGCAAATGCCTCTTCAGCATCCGTACCTGACTTACTCATTAGTCCGTGCTTTGTGTTCTTTGTTGTTGTAGCCCTGTTCAGTACTTGTGTTATAGCACAGTATGTGAAACCTGTCCTCCTTCCCTTACCAAACAACATCCCTAAGCTCCTGTTATCAATGATACAGGCATCCATAAAGTAGAATAACTTCTGCTGTGATATTCTAAAGTCCATATAACCACCGTCATCAATCATCTTACAGTACTGTAGTGCAAAGTAATGACTTCCTGTGAGGTAGGTAGGCTTACCCATATTATAGAACCATACACCCTCTCTCCTTCTCCTAAACTCCTCTAGTATAAATTCGTGGTAGTTATCTACGCTTGACGTTGTAATATTTGGTAGTTGAGCCCTTCTCCAGTATTGGTCTGCCTTCTTGTGGTTGTAGTATAGTATGTCCTTCTTATTCTTAGGAACCTCTGGTAGTATAATACCTAAGTCATCTATAACTATCCTCTCACCCTCAGAACATAATGGGTCTAGTAGTACATCCCCATCATCATTTAATCTTTTCTTGTGGTATACAACACCCCTTGTAAACTCCCCTTTACCATAAAGCTCTGGGTAGCCTAACCTAAACTCCTTCTCCTTAAATGTAAGGTCTCCAGACTCTAGCTTATCCCTCAACTCCTTCATACTATTGTCTATGTCAAAGATAGCCTCAAGTATAATAGGCTTAGACATCAAGGCTGCTGTATGCTTGTGTGCCTCAACACCCTTAAAATCAATCTCCTTACTCAACGCCTTCCTAAGTACCTCTACAGAACTATTTCCAGCCTTTACAATCTTATCAATGTAAGACTTAATCTTTGTGTCAGAGGGTTTGTTTGGGGAGTCAATCCACTTGTCAATAATCTTCTTAGCCCCTAATAAAGCACTTGTCTTAGCACTGGCTAATGTCTTCATCTTCTCTGGGTCTATCTCGTCTAATGTGTCCCCATCTATAAAGCTGTAGTTCAGCCCTTCTATTAAGGTGTTTAATGCTAACTCTATTTCATTATATAATCCCTTCATATTACAGCTAGTACATCTTTAGTGGACATCTTATAGTACAACTCACCTTCAACCTCAAACTCATACTCTGAGTTTTTAGAGAATCTTACCTTGTCACCCTTTTTAACGCCCTGAGACGTTAGTTCTTTACTTGGGTATGCTACTATGCCAACCTTATCTAAACGTCCCTTAAAAGAGCTCTCAGAGCTTAAGAGGTTAAAACCTTTACTGTCCTCCTCCTCCTTAATAATTGGTTTTATAAAGCAGTATGGGTCTATGGATACCCAGTCACTATCACCACGCTTGTACATAAATACCTCTGTCAACGGCA